TCTATGATTGGGGAAGTAGAAGAATTTCTAGAAAAACTAAATATCCCAGACCACAAGGTATGGGCAATGCCTGCGGGTGATGACATTCCAGCTTTATTAGAAAGTTATGGTCCCGTAATGGATATGGTTAGAGATAGAGGATGGAGATTTACCCCACGACCACATATAATAGGATTTGGAACACAGAGGGAAGTCTAGCGACTTCTAGAGAACTTTATATATTTATAATCGATGAAAGAATTAAAACATATCCAAATTAGTAAACCTGTATGGGAGCAATTAAAAACATTTTGCTCCCAAGAAGGATATTCCATAAAGGGGTATGTTGAAAAACTGATTAAAAACGATTTAAATGATAGGGATTTACAAAATAACAAGCCCAACAGGTAAAATTTATATAGGGCAAAGCACTAATATTAAAAAAAGATGGGGGTTTTATATTGGACTCCATTGTAAGGGACAAACTAAATTATATAATTCCCTTAAAAAGTATGGGTGGGAGGGTCATAAAAAAGAAATTTTAGAAGAATGTATGGTTTCTATGTTAGAAGAAAGGGAAACATTTTATAAATTATATTATAAAGTATTAGATACACCTTCCCTATGTTGTAGGATGGATGGGAAATTTGGATATGATTCAATAGAAACCCGCAAATTAAAATCTAAAGGGAAATTAGGGAACATTAATTCTTTAGGTCATAAAAAAACAAAAAAATGTAAATTGGGAATTAGTAATAAAATGAAAACTCTTAATTTTTACAATAATAAAACTAGAATATCTAAATTGTCCCAATCACACTCTATCCCTGTATTTCAGTATGACCTTAACGAAAACTTTATAAAAGAATTTGAAAGTGCAAAATCAGCTACTAAAATTTTAAGACCAAATAAAATAAACGGTTCGGATATATGTGCATGCATTAAAGGAAGACAAAAAACAGCTTATGGGTACAAATGGAAAGATAAAAAAATATAATAAAATAAGTGGATAAGCAAGAAGCTCTTCGTATATTAGAGGAAATAGAAGAAAATATCAACGTCTGTTGTGCTATAACTATGGAACCAGACGAAGTGTTAGTTTTAGTAGATAAATTAAAAAGTTATATTAATGGAAAATAGAAGAAAACTCCACGAACAGCTAGAAGTGGTACAAGAGGGATTCGCAAATGGTGTAGCACCAGGCTTCCCATTAAATGATGAACAAAAATTAGCAATGATTGATAAAGCTGAAAAAGCATATGGTGATTTTTTAACTGCATTAAAATGTGATTGGAAAAACGACCCTAACTCATCAGAAACACCTAGACGTGTAGCAAAAGCCTATGTAAACGATTTATGGGAAGGTAGATATACAGCAATGTCTCCAATTACGTCATTTCCATCGGATGGTTATGATGGTATTGTTATAGAACGTAATATACCATTAACTTCAATGTGTTCTCACCACCACCAAACAATTGGGGGGGTTGTTCATATCGGTTATATAGCAGGAGAAGGAGGACAAGTAATTGGTTTGTCTAAATTAAACAGAATTGTAGAATTATTTGGTAGAAGAGGAGCTATTCAAGAACAACTAACCTCAGCTATACATAATGCTGTAGACAAAATTACTGAAGGTAATTTAGGTGTTATTGTTACTATTGTAGGAACTCACAATTGTGTAAGTTGTAGGGGAGTTAAACATATGGGTGCAGCTATGGTTACAACTAAGGCATCACTCGCTTTTAGAGATGATACTAATCAAGCACGTAAGGAATTTTTCGATAGTTTAAAAATTAATAATGGAGGACATAATATATAAACCATGGCTTTAAAATTCAATAATAAAATAAAATTAAGTTGGGATGATTTAGAAACTTTAGTTGATAAATTATGTAAAAAAATCCCATTTGAAACCCCAACAGTAGATTCAGTAACTGGTATAGCTAGAGGGGGGTTAATACCCGCAGTAATGGTATCACATAAAACAGGTCTACCTTATGTAGATGTTATAGGACCAAATACTCTAGTAATAGATGATATTGCTGATAGTGGAGTGACATTACAAAATTCACCTGGTGTGTATACAGCGGTTTTACATTATAAACCACATACTAGTAGTTTTAAACCTAATATATGGGCTGAAGAACATAAAGGGGATGAATGGCAGATTTACCCATGGGAGAAATTAGATTCCATTGCTATACAAGATTATTTAAAAGAAGAAGTAATATATAGATAAATAAAAACAAAAATTATGAATTATTGGCAAGTAGACGTAAAGTTAACAATGGAACACGAAAGTGGTAAAATCCAAAAAGTAACAGAAAAGTATTTAGTAGAAGCAGTATCACCAACAGATGCAGAAGCTAAAGTATACAAAGATTTTGAAGGTGAAAGCAATTTTACAGTAGATAAAATTGTAAAAACTAAAATTATAAAAATTATAGAATAATATGGGTAAACAGTTAAAACTAGATTTAGGACCGTGTTCATCTCATGAAGGTGAAAACATTCCATTTGTTAATGAAGTAGAAGAATTTAATGCTACCTTTAATAAACCTAATAACTATGAACCAACAATACCGAAAAAAAAGGAATGGCAGTTCGTATACGACTTTGTACTTGAAGAATTGGAAGAATATAGACAAGCTTGCGAAAACGGAGACATCGTGGAAGTTTTGGATGCTATTTGTGATATTACTTATGTTTCTCTTGGCAACGCCACTATGTTACATGGTCTTAAGGATAAGATATGGCCGGCCTATCAGGAAGTACAAGGAAGCAATATGTCTAAAACTTGCAAGACTGAAGAAGAAGCCATGGAGACTGTCACCAAAAGAAGTAAAGAACAAGCTGAGCCGTGTCATTATGAGAAAATCGAGGACCGATTCGTAGTATATAGAACACGTGACTTAAAAGTGATGAAATCAATTAATTATTACAGACCAGATTTATCACAATTCTTTACAACAGAAGAATTAGCCAAAAACTATTCAGCAGAAACTATTATATAAAACTTAGGCTCCCATAGGGAGCCTTCGTATATTTCCATTAAATAAAAGTTATATAAATGTATAAAAAAGCTTACACTGGTAATAAACTAAAACATTTAGGACCTAATTATGTTGAGATTCACCTTTGGGATGATCAAGATGGTTACAATATAGTACCTTATAATAACATAGCATATCAGGAATGTACTGAAGAAGAACAAACCCATACTGGGTTAAATGGTGAGTCTCTTAAACCTATATCTAAATGGTTTTTTTCTAAAAACCCGGATTATAGTTCTAAGAATACTCCAAATTTACATTTCCACGATATGAAACCTCACCAAAAGTTTTTAGTTGAAAAATATGGTGTAAATGATGTTCCTTCTAAAGGACATAGAGAAGTATTTTTTGATATAGAATGTGAAATAGGAGGTGCTTTAACTGAAGAATATATTGAAGATGCACCAATGCCCATTACTTCTATTGCTTGGTGGGATAAACAGGAAGATTATTGGTCTATTCTTATTTTAGATAAAAAAAATCAACTAAAACATACAAAAACAGGAAAAAACAAGAATAAAGAAATTATACCTTGTGCTACTGAAAACGAATTATTAAAAAAGTTTGTTGGGGTAATAAGAGAAATGGATCCTGATATTCTAGTAGGTTATAATTCAGATTATTTTGATATACCTTACTTATATTACAGAATGTGTAGAACTATAGGTAAAGATTGGGCTGATCATTTATCCCCTGTTGGTAAAGTTAATTCAAAAAAGGGTAACAAATATTTCTTTAAACAAAACCAATATGTAGATATTGTAGGTATTGAATCTTTAGATTATATTCGTTTACATAAGAAGTATAGTTGGAAAGATGAACCAAGTTGGAAATTAGATGCTATTGGTAAAAAATATGTTGGTATGAATAAGGTTGAATACGAAGGAAACCTAGATCAATTATTCGAAACAGATATCCATAAATTTATTCAGTATAATTTTGTAGATGTAGAGATACTTCAAAAATTAGATGAAAAGCTGCAATATTTAGCTTTAACTAAAAATATAGCACACAAAGGAAAACACAATTATAGTGAAGTGTATGCTAATAGTATTTCACAAGATGGAGCAATTTCAGCTTATTTATTATCACAAAATATAATCCCACCACCAAAAGAACCTAACCCACAAAAGAAAGAAACGTATGCAGGTGGGTATCTTTTTTGTCCTAAAGCAGGATTGTATAAATATATGTTTGATGAGGATTTAACATCACTATACCCATCTATAATAATGTCTATAAACATAGGTAAAGAAACATTTGTGGGTCGTATTGTAGATGCTGATGAACGCAATAATAGACTGGGACTTAACGATTTAAAGGAAAAAGATCCTGAAGAATTATTATTAGTTGAAAATGGAAAACGTAGACAAACTAATGTTAAAGTAAGTGATTTAATAAATATAATCGAAACACAAAAATTAGCAGTAGCAGCCAACGGTTCAATGTTTAGAACAGATAAAGAAGCAGTATTATCTACTATTTTAAAAAAATGGTTTGAGGAGAGAGTTATTTATAAAAATCGCATGAAAAAAGCATACAAATCAGGAGATACAGAATTGGGTGAGTATAACCATTTAATGCAATATACAATGAA